GTAAATCTGCAATCTTTTTTTGTATAGGTTCTGATTTCTTTGCAGAGTCTGACTTTAATTTAGCTACCTGGCCTTGCAAATCCGATACTTGATTTTCTAAATCGGCCTTTTGCTCTTCTTTCTCAGCGTCAGTTAATTCATTTATAATTAAGTTTCTTATATATGTTCTTAATTTAGTTTCATTAACAGATTCAGTTCTAGCAGGTACTTTTTGTCCTTGAGGTGCTTGAGTTCTTACTGGACTTTGCGCATCTATTTTAGGATTATTAGAATCCGGAATAGGGTCTGCAGTATTTTGATTTACGTAAGAAGAAAGCTTTCCAAGTAACCCAGTGAATTTAGCATTTAATTTTTGCGCAACAGGATCCGTAGAGAACATATCCGTCTTTTGTAAGACTCTTGTAAGTTTTTTGATTCTGTTTAATATTACTTGAGTTTCACTCGCCATTTGAATTCCTTTTATATAAATATGTTAATGATACAAAAAGAAAGGGGAACTTTCGCTCCCCTCTCTCCAATCAATTTAAAATTTAAAATTAAGCACCAAATGTCGCGCCTGTCGGCAATATATTAAAATCAATAATAATAAATTCTGCGGTTCTGGTAGGCTGTAAGTAAATTTGTCCGTACATAATATTTCTGTCAATTAAATCGGCAGTATTATTAGTGTCATCCATTACTACTTTAAATGCATATACACCGCTTCTTTGTTGTACTGATTCCATATAAGGATTAACAATATTTAAGAATCTGTTACGAGTTGCTGATGTATTTTGCTCAAATACTAAATACTGCGTTGCTGATGCAATAAATTTCTTTAAAGAGATTAATAAACGACGTACGTTAATTCTATCTAATGCACTAGGTTTAGCTTGTAATGTTTTTTGTCCCCATACCGTTACTCCTTGAGCAGGTAATGTAACAAGTGGATTAACGCGACCGTCATATAACGTATCCGTATCTGTTCTGCTTAATCTTGTATAAGCATCAATTACGCTAGTTAATGAACCACGATTTAAACCTGCCGGTGCAAACCATTGCTCGCCTACTTTATCGTTATAAGCTAATACTCCTGGCATAACTACCGTCGGAGGTACCCAAAGTGGTTTGGTTGTATTTTGATCTACGATTTTTACCCATGGATAATATGTAGCAGCGTAATTTGAATCCCATTCTGCAACTGCATCTACTGCATTTTGCGCTGTTGCTGTAAGACCTACTGCTTCAAACATAAAGAATGTATCACCTCTTTCTTGAGCTACTTGTTCTGCATAAGAAATAATAGCGGCATGCCCTGCATTAGTTCCTGGAATATTATAAACAAGTCCTGGACATACAAGCATATTAATATCTACACTTGTTGCACTACCTACTGAATCAATACCATTTTTATATGCTCGGTATCCATCTTTTGATGTACTTGAAACGTCAAATCCTTGAGTATTTGTATCAGTAATATTTGCGCCTGTAAGTAATTGTTTATTAGGATATGTTCCGTCAAATCCACCTTGGAAAGGTACAATAAACTTACGTGATTCAATTGATGTATTTGATGTTAAGTCAATTGCTCCTGCATATCCCGTAGATGTTGCACTTGAATCTTGATTATAATTTGATAACAAGAAGTTTTTATTAATTGATATTGTACAACCTTTTGGAAGAGGCTTAAGATAATTCAAGTTATCAGTAACACCAAAATCATAATTAAATCCAAAATATACTTTCTTATTATATACGCCATTACCATCTTTCTGATTTGCTTTAAAAGCAGGAATTGGAAATGCGTTATTCATTGTAGTTGTAACATTATTTACGTCTGTTATAGAACCTGAATAGAATGATGAAGGTAATGTAGCATATAACGCTTCAAATCCAAATGGTACTAATGCAGTAGAATAAACTCCTTTAAATACTTTAGTATCTACTTCAACACGTACGTATTTTGATGTATTATCATAATCACCAGTTACAACTGCTCTTGAATTTGTAGTGTCAAAATAACGATATTTGTCACCAATTTTTCTTCCGATAAAGTTCTTTGAACTAGGATCTAAATTACATTGAGTATAAGTTTCAAGAATATTTGGTCTTACATCTGAATCCGTTCCTGTAAATGGAGTACCCGTAATCATTGATTGATCAACCATTCTGATTACTACTGTAAAATCACCGTATTCTGTTCCAGGAACAGTACCCGCAGGTCTAATATTAGAAATACCAACTTTTACTTCGTAGTTTGCATTTGTACCTTCTGATAATGTATGGAATCTGAATAATTTATTATTTAATCCATTAACGGTTTGAGAAATGATCCAAGGTGTCGAAGCATAAGTATGATATTGGCCTGATTCGCCTGAAGTACGATCACCGCTAAATACTAACGATCCAGTAAATGTAGACGATATATTTGTTCCTTTTGGAAGTGCTGCAATTAATTTACCATTACCGGAATCAGAACCTGTATAATATGTAACTGCTGTATTAGCAAATGTATTATACAAATATACTGGATCTGTAGAAGTATTAGGAGTAGTACCAAATACTTTTGTAATAAAGTTTGTATCAGACGCTAATAAACCATTTACGGTATACGTAGATGCTACTGCATTTCCTGAACCTGATAATACCAATGCTAATGATGATGTATATGATGCATCTGGTCTTGAATATGAACTAGACCCATTAGCAAAAAATTCCGTAGCGCTTGTTGTGCTATAATATACTGAATTTGTTTGCTTTTTAGTTGGGTGCAATGTAAATAATAATTGATTACCTACTTTTGCAGTATTTACTTCAGTTGAAGTATATAATCCTGTAGCATTTAAACTAGATGATACAACGGTTTGTACGTAAGTTGATCCTGTTACATATACTGCTGCCACTCCTTGATTAAGTGCATATCCTTCAGAAGGCATAATACGTACTACGGTAGCTCTGCCACCATTAGTGATATATTCCCTTACTGCATAAGGCATGTAAAAGTTTGAATTTGTTTTACCGAATATTGTTTCAAATTCCGTAAATGAATTAAGTGCGGTAGGTACAAATGCTGGTCCTTTTGTAGCGGCTCCAACGAATGCTCCTCCTATTTGTGCGACGCCCGCGGGTAAGAATGATAAGTCTTTTTCATTCGTAAATACACCAGGACTGACTATTTTTTCTGCCATTGTTCTCCTAAATTAAGATTTATAATAATTATGTTACTACTACACAAAAAAAGGGGCCGAAGCCCCTTTTGTAAATTAAATTTTAATATTACGCACCAAATGTCGCACCTGTAGGAAGAATATTGAAATCAATAATGATAAATTCTGCCGTACGAGTAGGTTGTAAATATATTTGACCATACATAATATTACGATCGATTAGATCTGCTGTATTATTTGTATCGTCCATTACAACTTTAAATGCATAAATACCTTGTCTCTGCTGAACTGATTCCATATAAGGATTAACAATATTTAAGAATCTATTTCTTGTAGCAGAAGTATTTTGTTCAAATACAAGATATTGAGAAGCAGAAGCAATAAACTTCTTAAGTGCAATCATTAATCTACGTACATTAATTCTATCTAATGCACTAGGTTTAGCTTGAAGTGTCTTTTGACCCCATACAGCATATCCGATATTTGGAATAGTTGCAATTGGATTAACGCGGCCATCATATAATGTGTCAATGTCTGTTCTATTTAAACGTACGTACACATCATTAACTGCTAAACCACCTCTGTTAAGACCTGCAGGAGCAAACCATTGTTCTCCAACTTTATCATTGAATGCAAGTACGCTTGGAATAATAGCACTAGGCGGAACCCATAATGGACGATTGGTATTTGCATCAACAATCTTAACCCATGGATAATACGTTGCTGAATAATTCGAATCCCAATCTGCAATTGCGTCTACCGTAGCTTGAACCGTAGCATCTAATGAAGAAGCATCAAATACAAAGAATGTATCACCTCTTTCTTGAGCTACTTGTTCTGCATAAGCTATAATAGCAGGATGTTTTGTATAAATAACGCCTGGTATACATAATAAATTAATATCTACGCTTGTTGCACTTGCAATAGTATCGATTGCTTGCTTATATTCTACATATCCATTAGTTGAAGTTGAAGTAAAGTCATATCCCTGACTGTTAGATACTGATATATCCGTACCTGTAGATATTACTTTACTTGGATAAATACCATCAAATCCACCTTGGAATGGAACAACAAATTTACGAGCTTCGATTGATGTAGTTGAAGTTAATCCTATTGATCCGGTATTACCTAATGATATATCTTGATTATAATTTGATAATAAGAATTTAGCGTTACTACCTACTGTAGCTCCGTTAGGAATTGGTTTAAGATAATTCAAGTTATCTGTAGCATTAAAATCATAATTAAATCCGTAAAATACTTTCTTATTAAATACATTATTAGAATCTAATTGATTTGATTTAAATTTAGCTACTGGGAACTCTCTTCCGTTAGGATAAAATGAACTAGATAATGAACACATTAAAGCAGCATGACCAAAAGGTACTAATACTGTAGGATAAGCACCATCAGTAACTCTAGAATCGATTTCCGCGCGTACATATTTTGATTTATTAGCATAATCGCCACTTACTACCGTACGTGCGTTAGCTGTATCAAAATATTCGTATCTATCACCAATTTTTCTAGCAACGTAATTTTTAGATGTCGGATCTAAATTACATTGAGTATAAGTTTCAAGAATGTTAGGACGTACGTCTGAATCAATAAAATCAAATGCCGAACCTAAAATTAATGATTGGTCTACACCGCGAACGGTTACTGTAAAATCGCCATATTCTGTTCCTGGTACTGTTCCTGCTGGACGAATATTAGATATTGCTACCTTAACTTCATAATTAGCATTTGTACCTTCAGATAATGTATGGAAACGTAATAATTCGTAATTAGTGCCGTTTGTAGTTTGCGATACAATCCAAGGGGTAGATGCATATGTATGACCTGCACCCGATTGTGTCGTAGATCTACTTCCTGCAAATGTTATGCCACCGCTTATTGCAGTAAATGATGTTGCAGTAGCCGTTCCACTCATTGCAGATGCAGTTACTGGGAAATTCATATACAAATAACCATAGTCATCTGTAGTTGTAGAATTTTGTGGGAATACTTTTGTAATAAAATTATTTGATGTTGAAGTTAAACTAGCGGTATATGTAGAATTTGCTCCTACCGTACCTGCTAATTTTAAACCTAACTGTCCCTGTGTCTGAACGGTAGATGCTGCTGAAGTTTCAAATATATTATTTGTTCCATTGTAATCTGCAGATCCCGTTACTTTTTGCGATGGGTGTAATGCAAATAACAATGTATTAAGACCAGCACCAGCTGCTC